CAACTAAACTAGGCTTCATATATGGGTCAACTTCATTAGACCACGAGCAAGCCACATCATCACCCATAACAACCAAATTAACATGTGACCTAAAACTCAACCAAGTAGGTTCAAAACGAGAATCAACGCAAACAACCAAACACCAATGGTAGAACCAATACATGCAATGGATTAACGAATTATCATGCAATGTATTAACCTGGCCACTAGGCATACCAATTCTCTTACTAAACAGGTCACCCTGAACACCAACAATCCAGCTATTAAGAACATTCTCATAAAAATATTCAAATGCAGCTTTCATATTGTCATTTGAACAACACCTTTGACGCCAACTACACATGAACTCAAGCGACGGCGGCATAACACTGCCATCCCATCGTGTTGCATCACCATGCATACGATTTGGAAAATGCAATAAATGCATAGCTAGACGATGCCACATACGGTTAAATTTGGTTACACCAACATAGCAAGGTGCTCTAAACGATGTACCACCTTGAGTGAGCCGATCATTCATAACACCAAACAAACGGTAACCTAAAACAGTAGCCTGAATAGGGGAGGCCAAAATTGTTCTAGGATTATCATCCATAACGTCAGTCGCTTTTTTAACTTCATCTTTTATAAAGCAACGCCAATAAAAAGGCTCAGCTTCATAATTTAAAACTGACTCTTCCCAGGACTTATACCAAGGAATAAACCAAGGCTCATCAATAATTGGTTTTTTAGTAGCATACTTAATAGACCAAGGATAACCAGGACTGGTTTGCTTATCCAACCAAACAAGCGAATCGCAAACAGAGAGAAGCGGTGAATCATCCATAAATGAGAAGGCATCAGCCATCATAACTTTACAATCTTCCCATGCTTGATATTTGGGTGGAAACCAATCATTTGAATATTTACTAATAGACTTATACTCAGCTTTAGCATATTTTGCAGTCATCATATACTTGGTGTTCAATGTGTTGTCAGGGTTTAACAATTCGGGAAATTTATTATATAAAAAGGGCAACAAAATACTATGTACATATGGAGGCTTAATATCTTTATCAAAAGAAAACGGCCTCAAAACACTACCTCTAAAAATAAACGCAGGCTCTCCTTTAATTTTTTTGGGTTTTAGTATCTCGGTGTAAAGTGACGTAGGGTCAGCCTTACAATCAAAGCGAAAGTTTAAATCACCGGGATACCCCTTATACGGGCCTATCATAGGCCCGTCCTGCCGTTTTTTCGGACGAGTGTATTAACCCTAAGGTCAGTCCACCCACCGATATGAAACCCTAGTAAATGCCCGCGATCATTAACCCAAGCCCCACCACAATTTCCCTTAACAGAAAAACAATCACTAGTAGGGTAATCTTTACCTTCAACATTGGTTTCAGAGGTAAGGCCAACATTAGCCACGACAGCCGGTATTTGGGCAAGTAAGCGAACTGGCTTACCTACAACCCACTCAGCCGTCTTAGCACCACCAAGTTTAGGCCATGCTGACAAAACCTCAGGAATTTTCCAAGAAACAGCAACACCCATACTATGCTCACCAAGTAAAACACCTTCCGCACCACTTAACACCAAGCGGAATTGCTGCTCAACACCTTTTTCAATCTTGCAATGTTTGGGATAATACTTGCCTGCTGAATCACGAATTGCATTAAAGGCAACAACAAAATTACCTTTCTTTTCCTGATGCCAAAGGTGTGATATAGTTACAATACCATCAGCACAAATAACAGCATTCCGATCAGGCTCATAAACATCAAATTGGTCAGCTTTGCTAGTACCGCAACCCATCACTGATAAACTCCAAAATTGCACTTTACTGAGCTCTAATTCCTGATTAATTGTTGCAACTTCTTTAACTACTTTAGACTCTGGTGGGAAAATTGGTCTTTGAGAAATTTTCAACCCAGTGACATTGATATCAAACGCCGTCGGTTGACTAGGGCATTCTTTTTTTTTTTCCTCGTCTTCAACTTTTTTCTTACTCCAAAACCACTCAAGAGTAGGCTCAGCCTCAACTTGAGATTCTTTTTGGGTAGCTTTAAGTTTATCAGAACGAAGTTGCCTCTTCTCTTCTTTTTTTTTTTCCACTACTTTGGAATCAAAATCGAGTTTGCCAGTACCAGCATCTTTAGTATGCACAAATTTACAACGGTCACCAAATGTGCATTTACCCTTTTGGAAATTAAAACAATGTTTTTTTGGTTTAAAAGGTTCAGCAAGCTTATTCATGACAGTTTTATGTGCAAAGGGGCACAAATTTGGACCTAATCGATTACTACAACCCTGTCCATACATACATGAAATGGTTTCATCTGCACACCATAATCTAATTTGATCTTTTGTATGAGAATTAAATACATGAGGTAATTTACAATCCTTACGCGTGCACTTACCAAAATAACCAAAATAAGGACAAGGCAGTTCTTCAGTATAGCCACTTTCTTGACTATTCTGACCCTTACCATAAATCCCTTGATTAAAATACGCACCCATACCAAAGTGTGGGTCTTTCCTCAACTTATCATGTATTTGTCGCTTAGTCATCTTAATTTGTGTGTCAACTGAATCATCGGTATAGCGACGAGGATCATCCTTTGGGTAAGCAATCCAATTCTGTCGTTCCAACTCAAACACCATCTTTTCATCCCTAGTGAAACCATCGTAATAACAAACACGTTGCTCAGGAGAAAACGACTCCCAAATCGCTTCAATGGCTCTACTTACTGGGACATCAAGTTTGGAATCGACCAAAACACCAGTACCACTAGTAATTGGTTTCCAATCAACCCACTTTTGATCTTTTTCATCAAACAATTCAGTTTTACCAGCGACAACGCGAAACTTAACAACATTCCTACTCTGCCAACGCTTGCGCAACTTAAACAACCACCAAGCGATTATAATTAACGCAACAACCGTACCAACAGCCAAAGAACC